TGTCTGAGCTAAACTTATCTGTGGTCTTTCCCAGCAGCGACACGAGGGCGTAGATGCAGCTAAGAAGCAGTGTGACAGGGCCAAAGAGCGACAGAAAGCCATACAGCCACAGGTCGCCAACTCTGACATGGTACGTCCCGCTGCTCGGGTAGTACTCACGTTCTGCCAAGAACCAAAGTAGAGTGCCCCCGCTGGCGCCGATCAGCAGCCACCCAAGTGCAAGGAACAGGTACGTCACTTTATTCCTCCTAGCCTTCTCAGCCTCTCAGCTTCCCTGGAGAAGTGAAAGACCCAGTTCTTGGATCGCACCTTCTCGTAGGCGACGCGAGCGGCGAGGATGCCCAGGCAAGCGTAGCCCACTGGAACGATCCACAGCCAGTGATAGCCTAGCTTGGGGTCTTGCCTCACTTCGTTGCCTCCAGCACGGCCTTGAGCTCCGCCTTCTGCACGCTCGCGTCCAGTGGGTGCAGCGCGTAGAGCGCCTTCGCCTGCGCCAGCGCGATCTCCTCAAGCTCCTCCTCACTGGCCACCGTTAGGTCGTGGGCGGTCAGGCCCAGCAGCGGGAAGTCGGTGCCGTAGTAGACGGCGAGCTCCTTCTGGTCACCGATCAGGATGCAGCCGGCGTCGGCGGCCTGCAGCGGGCGGGCACGCCACCAGCCAGACCCGGCGTGCTCGTAGCCCGGCATCAGGCAGGCCCAGTCGCGCTGGAACACGGCGCACATCTGGTCCTCCGTGAGGCGCTTCTGGCTCTCAGCCTTTGAACCATAGAGGTCAACTGGCCAGCCATTGATCTCACCCTCCTCGTCGTTCTTCGGGTTGCCAGTGTAGCCCTGCTTCTTGAGCCACTTCTGCGTCTTGCTCTGCACGAGGCTGGCGAAGTTGAAGCGGCGCTCCTTCGGCACCGGCTGCCACGGCTGCAGGCGCTCAGCGCTCACCCAGGTCGGGTCCTCGGGGCCCTCGTGACCGAGGTCACCTGGCCTGCGGTTGCGGTGGTACGGGTTGGGGTTGTAGACAAACAGCCGCTCGCGCGGGTACTGGATCTCGTCAAACAGCAGGTGCGGGCCGAAGTCGTTGGGCATGCCGGTATGCTCGGTGCGAAACGCGCTGATGAGCATCCGGTTCTCCTTGGCGGTGATCGTCTCGATGGCCGCCAGGAACTGCTTGGCGTACCCGTGCACGTCCTCCTTGGCGACCTTGTTCACGCCTAGGATGAAGTCAGCAAACAGCTCCTTCTCACTGGCGCACTTGGCGACGCCCTTGAACAGGTCAGGCACCTGCCAGTCGTCGAACGCGAGGATGCAGTCAGGCCGCTGGCTGATGGCCCAGAGCCCCTCGTACACGGTGGTCGCGACGAGCTGGCGCGGGCCGGCAATGAAGACGATCACCTCATCGTAGCCGCTCAGGTCCTCACAGAGCTGCACCTCTCGCTGGTCAACCTCGTAGCCCATGTCGGTCAGGCAGTTCCACAGGCTGTAGTGGGATGGCACGACCTTCAGCTGCTGGCGCAGGTAGAACTTGCGGGTGCACTGGTTCTTGTTGAAGCCGGTGATCAGGATCTTCTTCACGCTCACCTCCCAAGCTGGTTGACGCTGCCGCACTTCGTGCAGCGCTCGATGGCGCAGCGGTTACCGTAGTGCTCAATCACGTAGTCGTGGTCACAGCGCGCCTGCTTCCACCAGACGCGTAGGTTGAGCAGCAGTTCCTTGAAGATGTCAGTCATGATCTGCCTCTTGAAAGGCGCTGAGGCACATGTCCTCGAGCGTGTGCTTGACCTGCAGGCGGTGGTAGGTGGACGGGCACAGCATGCTCGCCACATCTCCAGCGCGTCGTGGGCCAATTCTAACATTGAAGTTGACGCGGGAAATCTGCCGCATCACCTCAACGACCTCCTTCACGGTGTAACCTTGACCTGTGCCAAGGCACTCATACGGCGTGTTCTCAGGACCGTTGTACAGGGCCTGCAGGACCCCGCTCACGACGTCCTCGACGTGGATGTAGTCACGCACGCAGGTCCCGTCGCGCGTCTCCCAGTCGTCGCCCGCGATCACCAGCTCCGGGATCTTCATGGCAGCCGCCAGCGCGGCCCGCCGGATAAGGTGAGTCGGCTGGCCAGTGGGGCGCAGGTCGGGCGCGAGCCCTGAGACGTTGTAGAACCTGAAGATCGTGTAGCCGTCGCGGTTGCCTGCCGCGTCGCGCACGATGTCCTCGCACACCACCTTGGACTGCGCGTACGGGTTGGAGGGCTGGAAGGCCGTGCCGGTCGACGCGAAGATGAAGTGATCGCAGTGGACCTTCCTCAGCAGGTTGCGCGTTGACAGGATGTTGTTCAGGTAGTAGGCGGTCGCGAACTTGACAGACTCCTCGACGCTGATGAACGCGGCGAAGTGCACGATGGCGTCGAAGTGCGTGGCGACCTTGCCCTCCATCTCAGCGAGGTTCAGCTGAAACAGGTTGTCAGCGTGAATGTACGGGCGGACGTCGTTCTGCCGCCAGATGTCCAGGTCAACGCCCGCGATGGTCCAGTCTGGGCGCTCGAGGGCGAGGCGCCGCACGAAGTGCGAGCCAATGTAGCCAGTGGCTCCCGTTACGAGTACCTTCATTGTGGCGCCAGCGCCTCCTCTAGGATCTCCCACTTCACTCGAAAGCCGCCGAGCGCGGTGTCAGTCACGCAGATCTTGCGCTTGTCCTTGATGTGTGACAGCTCGAAGGCCTCAAAGAAGCGCTCCTGTTCCTCGGCCCTCTTCTCCACTGGACCGAGGCTCTGCCCATCGTCGACGAAGTGCCTGGCCACATCCATGTCCTCGTACAGCAGGATGAGACGGATGTCGTTGCGCTGGTGCAGCCCGTAGATGCGCTCGTAGTCGAACACGTACTGGCCGCTGTAGCCGCGGTACATGGGTGAGTAGACGTACTCGCCGAGGTGGGCACGGTCAAAGATGATGCGCGCCTGGGAGCAGCAGAGGTCGAACATGTTCTGGAAGCTGGCCCGCTGATACGACCAGTACGCCTGCGCCTTGACCAGCTCACCGTCGATGATCGCGTCCTTGGCGTAGACGTCGAGGACCTTCGGCTTCGAGTAGTGAATGATGTCGTAGTAGCCCAGGCGATTGATGATGCCCTCGATCAGCGTGGACTTGCCCAGGCGATCGAGGCCCTCAATCATGAAGATGCGTGGAGTAGTCATAGGAATGAGGTGAACCTCACGTTGAACTCGTCCTTCCAGACGTTCTGCTTGGAGTTGAACAGCCGCTCGGCATTCTTGTCTAGTATGTACGTGACGGCGTGATCTTCTGGGGAGCGGATGCTCCGACCTGCGCCTTGGACGATCTTCATGATCGTGATGGCGTTGTAGATCGATGGGTAGCGGTCAAGGATGTACTTCATCCTCTTGTCACCCAGCGACGGGAACGGCGCCTTGACCAGGATCTGAAACCGCGAGAGGTCACCTGGGAGGTCAACGCCCTCAAACAGGGCTGGCGACAGCAGCACTGCTGGCCCACCCGTGTAGCCCTTGAAGGCGGCGAGGACGTGCTCCAGCTTCTCACCTTGGCGCTGCTCGAACAGCCTGAACCCCGTCTTTGGCAGGTCGGCGGCGATTGCCTGCGCCAGCTTGAAGGATGGCGCAAGGATGATGCCTCGCTGGCCCTCGTCGACGTGCTTCTTGACGATGCGGCTCACGTTGCCGGTCAGCTTCTTGACGACGGCCTGGTCCTGCAGCGACGTGTAGTTGAGCGCCAGCGGCTCGAAGAACACCACCTCCTTGTTCTCGCGCGGGAAGGACGGCGGCAGCTTGATGAACTTCGTCTTGGTCTCGTCGAGGTTGCACGTCCTCACCATGAACTCACCGCTCACGGTGGCGGACATGAACAGGTTGTGCTCCGCCGCCTGCAGCGCGTCGATCATGGTGCCGACGAACACCGGCTTGACGGACACCGCCTTCTCGTCCTCCTTGTACTCAAAGACCCGGTCGTAGTCGTACTTGAACATGTCGTCGATCTTGCACGCCCGGCCCTCGTAGGCGCGCACGAAGCGGGTCAGCTTGTTGTACTTGCCCATCTCGCCGGCGCGCAGGGCGCGTTCCTGCGCGATCACGCCGCGCTGCTTGGCGTAGCGGTAGATGTCGAGCATCGCCCGCAAGTACGCCTCGTAGTTGCCGTCGTGGATCTTGTTCTTCTTGCCGAGGTCGTCTGACACTGACTTCAGGTTCTTGGCGATCCCTAGGTCAGTCAGCCCGACTGTGTCGGCGATCTCCTGCGCCCACTTCTGCACGGTCTTCTGCGAGAAGAAGATGGCGTTGTGCTCGCTGAAGAGGTCATTCACCAGGTGCGCCTCGTCCCAGACGATCAGGTGCCGGTCCTCCAGCTTGCCCGTGTACATGCGGTCAATGAAGTAGTACGAGTAGTTGGTCGCCAGGTGCCGGATTGAGTTGCGGCGGGCCTTGATCTGCCGCAACTCGCACCGCTCGCAGTGGTTGTCAAGGATCTCCTGGAACTCGCTGGCGTTCTGCACCATCGTGAACCACGCGCACGTCTCGCCGTTCGCCTCCTCCTCAGGGGTGGAGAGGGCGGTGCACTCGTAGTTGCTGGCGCCCTTGATCATGATGAACTTGCCCTGCTTCTCGAGGGCGTCGAACGTGCTGTAGTACTGCTTCGCCAGCACGTTCGTGGCGGTGAGCAGCACGCTCGACTTGGTACCCGTAGTGGGCAGCCCCTTGATGGAGGACAGCGCCTCAGCGGTCACTGCGCCAATGATCGACTTGCCGGCGCCCGTGCTGGCGTTGAGCACGACGTTCTGCACCTTCTCGTCGACGAAGGCCTCTAGCACCTGGTTGACGGCTGAAAGCTGGCCAGGGCGCGGCATGTAGTTGAGACGCTCGAACGCCTCAGTGATCTGCTTCTCGTACTTCACTTGATCTGCTCGATGTCCAGCTTGTAGACCTGGTACTTTCCCTGGCCGTTAAGCGATGTCTGGTTGACGTAGTCGCACAGGCCCTTTGCCTGCTCGCGGGTGCCGAACTGCACCTGGCTGCCGTAGGAGTAGCAGTGCAGGCGGCCGTCGAAGCCGACCTGGGCGACGACGTAGTTGAACTCGCCCTTGAAGTTCTCCACTAGAGAACTCCTAGGCGCTTGAGCGCTCTCTCAGCCATGGCAGCCTCGACACCCTCGATGTCACCGTGCTTGACGTTCTCCATGAACTCTCTGACGACGGCAAGGTGTTCTAACCGCTCGGCGTCAGCTTCAACAATGTTACCTGGTGGCCTGTCGATGTAGTACTCATCGTCCTCGACGGCGGTGACCATGATCGGTGCCACCGTCAGCTTGAACTTAGGGTGGTCCTTGTCCTGCTTGACGATGGCGCAGGCAGTGGCCTCGCCTGCCCTGGCGCGGTCAAGCTTCGAGAGCAGCGTCAGCAGGTTGCGGCGCGAGAGGTAGATGTGGTGCATCACTGTCCCTTCGGGTAGTTGACGGGGTCGATCAGGTAGAAGTGGCGGGCGTAGACGTGCAGCGAACCGACGTTCCAGTAGATGTCGCCGACTGGCACGTTGAGGTCACCGGCGAGCTCAGCGAGCACGTGGTGCTGCCAGGCGCGGTCGCCCTTGAAGCCGAAGATGGCGTCGTTCGACCGCATCTGCACGACGGCATGCAGCGCGTCGTCTCGAATGAGGTACTGCACGGTGTTGGTGCACATGAAGTCACTGCGGCCGTTGAAGTCGAAGTCCAGCCACATGCTGGGGCGAGTGTAGATCATCACTGCTCGCCGGCTGGCCGGGTTGTTGCGCAGCTCCGTGAAGGCGTTGTTGTACTGCTCACCGTTCTCGTGCGACCAGATGCACCAGCCGTAGTTCGAGTTGATGAAGCCGTCCTTGTCAGCGACGGCCTTCCAGACCTGCGGTGCCCCGCCTGGGATGTCGTTGACGTTGCGCGACATCGAGCGGTACCAGGCCTCCTCTCGCTTCACCCAGTCCCAGTTGACCTCACCGAAGATGGCGTCCTCGTCGGCAATGAACGTGGCGCCAACGATCTCAATCGTCTCGCTGCCCATGAGCCCTGTCATGGAGGCCTCACGGTTGATGGAGGTGAACTTCTTGGCGGCGAGGAGGCGCTCAAACTCAGCGCGAATGTCGGCGGTGCGAGGTAGCTGCATTAGGTCTCCTAAGTATGGACAATCATACCATACTTAGCGTTCCAGGTAAACCTAGCCGAGCACGTCCTTCTTCAGTTTTCTCATGAGGCCGACCTTGTACAGGTCATCTGCCGCAAGGTCTGGGGTCCTGAGCGAAATGTACGGTCCCTCGAACCACACCTCGCTCTTCTCTGGCAGGCCGGCGGCGGCAAGGGCCGTGAGTGAGCTGAAGACCTGCACCATCAGGCTGTCTGGTGAGACATTGTCCTGCAGCCATGAGATCAGTGACTGATCACCGAGAACGTCCCGCAGTTCCTGCACATTGCTGTGTAGTGAGGTCAGCCTGTCACTCTTCGCAAGTACGTCACTTTTCTTGTCGAGTGCGATGAGCTCGGAGAACAACCTGTCGACGTCCTTCACGGCCTTTGGTGAGACACGGCCCTCTAGGTCAACAGCGGAACCTGGCTGACTGACAACCTTCAGCAGCTCCACGTCTCGGGTCCTGTCCAGCGCGAAGCGCGCCGATCGTACCGTCGTCGCGAATATCTCAGCGAGGCTCATGAGGTCATAGTGGCCATTGGCGACGTTCATTAGGTTGAAGTCATCTGGCATGGCGGCAAACCGGTCAACGGTGTCAAATGGCACCACCAGGCTGACGTTGCCGAAGCCGCCCGCGCCTTCGTAGCTCAAGGTGCAGAAGGTGGAATACGTGCGCTTTGGCACGTTCTTCCACTGCGGGGCGGTGCTTGCCCACGTCAGAAAGAAGTTGTTCTGTGTCGCTGACTCTCTGGCCGTCTTCCGTGCCGCGTTGTGCGACCAGGCGTAGCGGTAGCCATCTGCCTTTGTGCCACCCAGCATGCGGTTGTCACCACGCAGTAGGCGAAGCTCAGTCTGAACCATTGCACGGAAGTTCCTCAAGCAGTTGTTCTTCAGTATCTGAACAAATGCCTGATACTCATCGGTTGCCTCAAGCAGTTCCCTAACCTTCATGTCAGTCCCTAAAGATGTCGTCACGGGTCTGGCCCTTGCCAAGCAGGGCCATCCGCGTCGTCTTGGCCTGCGCCACCTTTGGCGTGACGTGGTCAATGAATTCGCCCTGGTCGTTGAAGAACACCACCTCGTAGTCGCGTGACAGGCTGCGCCACAGCGCGTTGCTGTCTGGGGTCTGCAGGCCACCAGTGACGAGGATGTTGCCGGCGTCTAGGAACCAGCGGTAGATAGTCTTGACGATGCCTCGGCCTTGGTACTCCTTCTGCAGCCCGGCATGCGGGGTGCGGACGTTCTTGGACCACGGCCGGCGCTGGTCCAGCTTCTCTGGCCACACGAACTCCACGAAGCCCATGATGGTCTCGGCGCCGCCCTGCGTTGAGATTGGGAACACGATGAAGGTCTGGAAATTGCCAGATTTCCAGATTGCCAGATTAACAGCAGGATCATTGGTCTTGACGACCTGCGCCTTGCGCGCGCGAGCGCCGTACATGTCAATGTAGTCAGCGATGCTGCGCTGAGACGCGTATGGGGTCTTCGCGACCTTCAATTCAGCGAGCAACATCAAGTTCACTCGGCACTGGCAGCTTGCTCTTCTCCAGCTCTGTCGCCGCCTTGCGCAGCACCTCGGTCGCGTTTGGCAGGCGCTTCTTGATCAGCGCGATCACCTGCTCGGCGGTCTCAACCATCTCTGGTGTCACGCCCTTGCCGAACAGCCACTGCAGCACCGCCGTTGGGTCAGTGATGATGTCGGCCTTCGGAGAGAACTTGGCGCCCTTCGCGTGCTTCGCGACCTCTGCCGGTTCGACCTTGTCGAGGGTCTTGGAGAACGTCCCGTCCTTCTTGACCTTGGCCGCCTTGAACAGGCGCTCCAGCCCGCCCTGCAGCTTGAGCGAGCGGCTGGCCTTGGCGATGATGTCATCACCGTTCTTCACCACGACGTCCTCACCTGGGCGCTGCGTGAGCGACACCGCCGCCATGAGGATGATGTTGCGCACCGCGCCTGGGTACTTCGACTTGCGCCCGTGCTCAGACGAGTAGATGAACTTCGCCCACTCAACGTCTGGCACGAACATCAGGTCAACCTGCACGAGCTTGTCACCTGACTTGACGGCGTACGAGCCGACCTTGCTGCCCTTGTTCAGGGTGCCCTTGCCGCCCACCGCCCGCAGCATGGCCTCGTGCGTGCGCTCCATGCCATCTTCCGGCAGCGCGATGTCAATGTCACCGCTGTCTTGCTTGTGCCCAGACAGGATGAGGTGGCCCGACCCGAGGAGGTTGCGCTCAAGGTTCTTGGGCTTGACACCTAGGACGCCGGCCACCACCTCTAGAGCTTGCTGGATGTCAGCGGCGTTGGCGCGCTCAGTGCCAAACTTCTCAGTGGCGTGCCCGCCCTCACACAGAAACTGCTTGAAAGTAACCACGGTGTCTCCTCAAGATCGCCTATTTATCTTCAGAAGCTGGATAAATATGCCTTGCCTGATGGTAGTCACCACTTGGAGAACCAACTTGAAGATCCACGGCATCACCCTCTCGGCCGGCTCTGACGCCAAGAACTTGGTCGTCACGTCGGGTGCCAACTTCCCCAGCAGCCCTGACCTAGGTGAGCTGTTCTACATGACAGGCGCGCAGCCTGGGCTGTACGTCTACACGGGCACTCAGTGGATCCAGGTCGACAACCAACCTGAACTTCCAGAGCCAGGCACCACTGGCATCGTGGTCAAGACAGGGACAGGCACCTCAATTGCCAGGTCAGTCGACGGCGTCGCCGGCGAGATTGACGTGGTCAATGGGTCAGGCGTGAGTGGTAACCCGACCGTCGGTATCAGTGACAACCCAACCATCCCAGGCACCGCCAACATGGTGCTGCCCACCGGAAACACCGCGCAGCGTGGTACGGCGCGGGCCGGCGGCATTCGCTACAACTCTGAGCTACAGACAGTTGAGGCCTACACTGGCGGCGGGTGGACGACACTGCTGGATGAGAACACCATCCTGAACGGCGCCGTTGACCCCACCACAGAGGGCGCCAGCGGCGACTTCTACATCAACACGACGTCTTGGGAGATCTTCGGGCCAAAGGCGGCAGGCGTGTGGGGAACCGGCACTGACCTGATCGGTCCCCAGGGCAATGTTGGTGCAACAGGCCCCGCAGGGGCGACGGGGGCGGCAGGGGCGGCAGGCGCCGATGGTCGCACTGTACTGAATGGCAGCGTTGACCCGACGACAGAAGGTGTCAATGGCGACTTCTACATCAACACCACCTCATGGCAGATCTTCGGTCCAAAAACAGGTGGAGTGTGGGGAACCGGCACCGACCTCATTGGTGCAACAGGAGCCACAGGAGCCACCGGTTCGACTGGCGCTGCAGGCGCTGACGGCAAGACGATTCTCAACGGAACAGTGGCACCAACCACTGAGGGAGTTGATGGTGACTTCTACATCAACACCGCAACATGGGAAATCTATGGTCCTAAGACTGGCGGTAACTGGGGCAGCGCGACTGATCTGATCGCTGCAGTTAACCTAAATGACTTGGGCGATGTCACGATCACCGCGCCGTCAACTGGCCAGGTGCTGAAGTACAATGGTTCAGCATGGGTCAATGATGCCGCCAACGCTGGCACACCAGGTGGTGCAGATACCCAGGTCCAGTTCAACAACGGTGGCGCGTTCGGTGCTGACGATGACTTCACGTGGAACAGCGGCACCCGCACGCTGGCGCTGGGAACCGCCGGGGGCCTCGCTTCAGTCAGCATCCCAAACAACCTGACGTTCAACGGCGACACGCTGTACATCGACAGTACCAACTCGCGCGTCGGCTTTGGCACCAGCACGCCAGAGGCGACGCTGCACGTCCGCTCACAAGGCACGACCAACACTCGCGGCATCGTGCTGCAGCACGTCGATGACACGACGGCGTTCTCTCACGCCAAGTTCATCGGCCGCAGGTCGCGCGGGTCAAACTCCACGCCAACGGCCGTGACGGCCGATGACTCACTCGCGGGGTTCCTAGCACAGGGCTACAAGGCAACTGGCTGGTCAAACACCGTAGGTGGTCTCTACATCTACGCCGCTGAGAACTGGACGGACACCGCCACTGGCACGTACGTCACCATCCGTGGTCCAGCCCCTGGTGGCACGACGGTGTCAGAGCGCGCCAGGTTTGAGCATGGCAAGACGACCATTGCCGGTGGGTTGGTGACGGCGGCGTCAACCACGTCCCTGGCATCTCTAAACCTACCGCACGGCACTGCACCTACGTCGCCCGTCAATGGCGACATCTGGACGACTACCACTGGCGTCTTCGCACGGGTCAATGGCAGCACTGTTGACCTTGCCGCCTCTGGCAGCACACCTGCTGGCTCAGCGCTTCAGGTGCAGTACAACTCTGGCAGTGGCACGCTGGCCGCGTCATCAGACTTCACCTTCAGCTCGGTGACTACCACCCTGACGGTTGGGACATTCGAGATCAAACCCAACTTGATGTTGATAAAGCCCGCAGCGTCCAACGCCGCAGTCACTTACTTCATACGAGGCGGAGAATCCACAGATGCCAACGAGGATGGCGGCGACCTGTCTATCTTCGGCGGAACACCTGGTGCTGCAGCTGAAGGTGGCAAAGTCACCATCACGGGTGGTTCAAACGGCAGCGACTGCCTAGGTGGCGACGTGCTCGTTGCTGGCGGTGCTGGTGCAGGAACTAACAGGTTTGGCGGCTCAGTTACGTTGCTGGCTGGCGCCGGCACCGGTTCTGCGCAAGGTGCCAACGTGTACCTGCGCGCCGGATCTTCTGCCACTGGTACCAACGGGCAGGTGCAGCTGTGCACCGGTGGCGTTGCTGGTCCGGTTGGGTTGGCTGTCGAACACGTTGCCAGCGCCGTAAACTACCTGGTTGTCAAGGGATCAAGTGGCACGACCCCGTCAATTGAGGCGAGGGGTACAGGCGACAACGTCGACATCACGCTCACGCCAAAGGGAACAGGTCGTGTCGTGGCGAGTGCAATCCTCGTCACGCCACAGTCAAGCACCGCCGCGGCCAGCGTGAACGTACCACACGGCTCCGCGCCGACCTCACCAGTGAACGGTGACATCTGGACGACAACCGCAGGACTATTTGTTAGGGTCAACGGAGTTACTCGCGGTCCTTACCTTGACATGACGGCATTTACAGAGTATGACGCCGGGAACTCAGGTACTGCCATCACTATAAACTGGACCAACGGTATCAACCAGAAGGTGACTCTGACTGGTAACGCAACGATCACTCTCAGCACGCCGACATATCCAGGGCGCTATCAGCTTCGGTTGATACAGAATGGTGCTAACGCATACACCGTTACCTGGGCAGGCACCCCCTACTCTGCCTCTCGCTGGCTGGGGGCGGCAGATGCGCCGGCGGTCAACACATCTAACACAGGTGAAACATTGATTACGTTCTCCTTTGATGGCACAAATTTCACGCAGACTCTTGCGAAAATTGGTGAGGCGTAACCATGGACTACTATCTCAAGAGTGGTAGTGGGGTAACACAGCGGGCGAACAGCACTGCATATAGCGCTGGCGATAGGATCGTGCTGGCGACTGGTGACACCAGCACCAACTTTGCCACTGCGCGACGCTGGGTGTGGGAGTGCACGACTGCTGGCACCTCCGGGGCAGCTGTGCCAATTTGGCCAGCATCAGTGACTCAAGATGTCACAACTGTCACTGACGATACCGTGGTCTGGACAGCTAGACGTCCAGGCTACAGCAGCGGCACAACCGCCAACTGGACATTCGCGACTATCTTTCTGCACTACCTCTCAGGTGTGACAACTTCTGGTGATCGAATCTTCGTGAGTCAGAGCCACAGCGAGACTCCACCAACATCCAGCACATCTTTTGGGATTACAACATCCGCTGCCAACCCAGTGCAGCTGCTCTGCGTAGATGACACGAATGCACCACCGACCGCCCTGTGCAGCAATCCACCACAGGCGCAGATCTGGCCAACGTTTACCAACCATGACGGCATCGGACTTCTAGCGATGGGACTGTACGTCTATGGAATCAAATTCATAGCTGGCCAAAATCTGGGACAATCAGTGTCAGTCACCATCGGCGCTGGCTTTGGATCACCGTACATATACAACACGCGGTTCGAAAAGTGTCTCTTTCACTTTAACACCAATGGCAATCAAGGGTGTGTGCTGACTGTTGGAGCCACTGGCGGGCCTTCTGTAAATCGTCACGAATTCATCGACTGCGTTCTTAAGACCAACACCTCCACTTCTACCAACTTCGTGGATGCAAAACAGGGCATGATCTGGCGCGGTGGCGGAATGGATGCCTCATCAACAACACAGTCAGTGTTTGTAGGCTCAGGAAGCATGGACATTCCTGCCAACTGCACAATTGAAGGCGCAGACTTTTCGAACTGCCCAGCCACCTTCTATCCAGTCGGTGGAACTAACAACTACGCCGAAGGTGAATTCAGGTTCATCAACTGCAGGTTCCCAAACAGCTGGAGTAGAACGCTGATGAACTGTTCCGCTGCCAACTGGTCACCAACTCAAGGCAGGATCATCGTTCACAACTGTCACTATGGCACAACGACAAATGTGCACATTGAGGAAGATGCGTTTGGTCGTCAAGATGAAGACGTGGCAGTCTTCAGGACAAACGGCGCAAAGTTCAACACCACCAGCGGGTATTCATGGAAGATAACCACTAAGACGAATGCTGTCTTTCCAGCCAACTTCTTTAGGACGTGTGAGATGGTGATTTGGAACGAGACTGTGGGTTCTTCTGTCACAGTCACGTGTCACTTAGTTCATGACACTAATGTTGTCGCTGGACAGGGAGCCGGAACAAGTTTTGCCTTTAGAAATGATGAGGTGTGGGGAGAGGTCACCTACCTTGGATCAACGACGAGTCCTGTCTCAACATTTACCTCTAGTCAAGCTGCAGTGCTGGCAACTCCAGCAGACGTGGCAAGTGACACGACAGAGAGCTGGACGACCACGGGGCTGACGACACCGGTGAAGCAGAAGATCAGCTTCACCTTCACTCCACGTCAAATTGGATTCATCAGGTTGGCGGTTTGTGTCGCTAAAGCAAGCAAGACATTGTACGTCTGCCCAGAACTAGAGCTCACCTAATGTCAAAATTTGCTCAGCAGCTGCCAAGAGGACCTCACATCACGCAGGTGAATTCTTTCGCGCGGCAATTACCAGGCCGTGCCAACGTCACTGAGACACGTCCTCGACTTCAGGCGGCAGTGATCCAGGGCATATTGAAGAACGGTGCCAACGGCACCACTACGGACTTCACTCGAGATGGATTCGGCACACCAGATGCCGCCATCGTCATTGTGACAAGAGTCACCGACACCCTGAACCCCAATGCAATTCTTGGTATATCATGGGGATTTTGGAATGGCACAACTCAGCACTGCATCGGGTACAACGCGCTCGACAATGTCGGTGCCACACGAGAGGGGCGGCCGCACATCACGAACCGAGTTGCACAGGTTGGCACGCTAGATGGGTCCTCAAACTACTCTTTCGTCGCGCAGTTCAGCATCTCAAACATCACTGATGGAGTTAGGCTGACGTTGGCAAATGACAGCACGACTGAAAATTTTACAGCGACAGTCATCCTCATAAAAGGTACCACCAACAAATCAGTGGCAACGTGCACTTTTGACGGCGTTCAAACTACGGAGACAGTGACGTTCGGGTTCAACCCAGATGTCGTGTTCTGTGTGTCGAACCACAACAGCGCATCTGCCAACGGTGGTGTGTCTATATCAGCATCACACTCTCAGGGTGGCTACTGCGTTGGGATTGCTCACAAATCTAGCTCTGGAAAAATTAGCCAGTACTGCATGTCAATGGATGCCGTGCACAACACTGGGACATCATCAATCAACTCCGCCATCAATAATGACTCCATCATGCGCATCAACCGGGGCAATGGTACTGCGTATGGTGACATCTACACCAGAATCACCGCCTTCAGCGCCACTGGCATTACCGTGAATCAGAGTGCTGCCAGGGCTGGCATTCCACTGTTTCTAGGCCTGAAGCTTTCAGATCCAGATGACTTCTTTCTTGGGCTGATAGATAGTCCAACTTCCACCGGTGACAAAGTCATCCCGACGATGAATTTGACTCCGACGGTCGTTGGTGTCTTTGGCTCAACAGAGACGGTTTTCAACTCAACGAGCGCAAGCCCCGATTCAGCATGGACCTTTGGATTTGCGGATGCCGTCTCACAAGAGAGCCACATCATTGGCAATCAAGACAACCTCAGTGTGTCCAACACGTTCACCCGCCGAGATGGCAGCAATTTTCTGAACATCAGGTTTCACGATGACACGGTAGACGCTGTCGCCTCTATCACTAGTCTAACTCCCACTGGCATCAACTTGAATTTTTCTGACGCCCCTGCAGCCTCTCGCAAGCTGATCTTGTGGAGCTTTGGAAGCAAGAACACGGCAAAGGATGGAAGGGTGTCAGTACCACCTCCAAGGCCACTTCAGAATATCTGATCACGCTTTGTAGATGGTGATCTCGTGGCCCTCTAGGAGCTGCACCATCTCCACCTCGTAGCCCCACAGGTACTTGACGTACTTCATGGTCTTCTCGGCGTAGTCTTTGTGCAGCAGGCGGTCCATGTAGGGGCGGTACTCGAGTACCAGCTTGCGGTCCTTCTTCAGCTTGGCGGCTCGCACCACGATGTCGGGAGTGTAGTTGATTGGGTTGTATGACTGTGCCAGGGTCGCGCGCACCTCCCTGTAACCCTGGTCATCAGAGATCTCCCTGACAACTCCCTTGTTCTTCTGGATGTTGAGCGCGAACAGGCGCCAGTCGCGAATCAGCTTCGGCGTCATGAACTGCTCAATGAAGCTCTCGTCACGGTAGTTGGTGACGGCGTCACGGATGACTGGCCGCCACGGCCTGCCGACCAGGTTGGGGAACCACTCTTCATCCTCCTTGGTCGGCTCCTCGCACACGCGCCGCACCTCCTTGAGGACTGCCAGCCCGAGCGCGTAGGGGTTGAAGCCGCTGTAGTGGCGGCTCGTGAACTCTGGCTGGTAGATGACATTCGAGTGCATCGCCAACCAGGCGAGCTGCGCGTCTGGTGAGATGATGCCCTTGCGCTCCAGCTCGCTCATGATGTAGAAGTGAGTGAACGTCGCCATGCCCTCGTTCAGCACCTTGTCCTGCCCCTGCGGGTAGAAGTACTGGCGGATCTTGTGGACTATGCGCAGGATCTCGCGCTTCCACGGCTCCATGTTTGGCGCGTTCTTGTAGATGAAGTAGAGCAGGTTCTCCTCGTCACCGCTGAGCTCGAGATCATCTTCCTCCCGGTCAGGGGTTAGCGGTGGCGCGGGACGAGACGTCGTCTTGATGATGATGTCAAAGTTCTGACGCTCCTCCTCCTCTCGCTTGAGCTGCTCAGCGCGCTGCTCATCCTCAGACAGCTTCCTCTTGTGGCGGCGCTTGCGCTTGTCAACCGCGTGGTTGGCCAGCGAGTGCGCGGCATCCAGCACCAGCTCTACCTCGTGCTCGCCGTACTTCTCCTCGCAGTCGCGGATGTAGTTCTTGGCGAAGATCATGTAGTCGATGATTGACCCCGCCGTCGTCCACTCCTTGAACATGTAGTTGTGCTTGAACACGAAGTTGTGGCCGAAGGCGGCATGGGCCATCACCAGCGCCTGCGTGATGGCGTCGTTCTCCTCCATCAGGTACGAGATGCAGGGGTTGCTGTTGATGACTATCTCATAGGCCAGCCCCATGCGCCCCTTCTGGTACTTGTTCCAGTTGCTGAGGAACTGCTTGCCAAAGGACCAGTGGTGGTAGTGCACGGGTAGGCCGATGGACGCGTAGGCGTCGATCATCTGCTCGGCCGAGATCACCTCAATCTGGTTGGGGTAGACGTCCAGGCCAAGGTCACCCAGCGCGATCTCCTCAATGTGGGTGTAGACCTCCTGGAGGAGTGACTCGTTCCAATCTGTGCGAGATGTGATCAGTGGCGTTGTCACGCGGGCCTCTTCTTGAAGATCTTCTTGAAGATCGGGTAGCACTCTTCCGGGGTCTCAATGATGGCCATCGGCAGCTTCGTCGTCTGCGTGTGGCTCTGCACGAACTCGTAGACCTCCCAGAGGTTTGAGTCCTGACGTGAGCCGCTGCTGGTCACTGACGACGGGAACCACATGTGGTGCGGCTTGCCCACCTCAACGTAGCTGAACAGTTGGATCTTGTCGAGCAGGCGCCCGCTGTCTACCAGCTCATCAATGACGGGCTCGTTGTCGTCCTCCCAGTTATCACCGTCAGACGCGTGCGAGATGTAGATGTTGGTCTGGTTGGGATCGTAGCGCTCGCTGATGATCTTGTTCACCAGGCGCAGCGCGGGTGAGACGCTCGTGCCACCGTTGATGCGAGTGCTGAAGAAGTCGCCCTCACTCATCTCCATCGCCTCGTCAGTGTGGGCGATGAACACCAGCTCTGTGCTGGCGTAGCGACGCTTGATGAACGCGTACAGCAGCGCGAACCACCGGCGCGAGATCCTCTTCTTCGTCTCGTCCATCGAACCTGAGATGTCCATGACCATAATGAGCACCGCGTCAACCGTCTTGAGCGGCTTTGGCGCTCTCTTGCGATAGCGCAGGTCAACCTTGTCGAAGCTGCCAGCGATGGCCTCCAGCCGCGCCTTCGCCCGCTCGATCCTGGCGATCAGCTCAGCCATCAGCACCTCACGCTCCTCAACGGACAGGTGCGCGGTGTCAGGGTCGTTCTCATCCAGCTTGCGCAGCTGCTCCTCAAGCTCCTCAAGCTCCTCGCCGTGCGGCAGCGCCAGGGCCCAGCGCCGTGGGAGCGCCTGCTTGTAAGTGCGAATGATGCTGAGCTGCGACGGGTTGCCAGTAGTTGAGTAGCCGGCGGGCTGCTGAGTGTTGTCGGTCTTCTCCGTCCACTTCTCGTTCACGAGGTTAGGGAGCTCGCAGTCCTCAAAGAAGAGGTCGAGGAACTCGTCTCGTGCCACATGAACGATGAAGTCATCCTCACCTGCCTCACCAGGCCCAGCGCCGACACCGCCCTCCTCACTTGAGAGGTCGATTTCGTCGCCGCGGTCAAGCTCATCGTTCCCTGGCAGGATGACGGTGCTGTCGCCACTGCGCGGCGCGTAGACGAACGCTGGCTCTTCAAGCGCCTTGCCGGTGACGATGACGGGGCTGGACAGCGCGCCGTCCCGCCCGCCACCAACAGTGGCCTTCCCGATGTTGCTGGGCATTGACTGCTTGATGAAGCCCTTGACGCGCTTGATGAGCTTCTGGCGGTTGTTGGACGACTTACCGCGACCCGCGCGCCGCCGGTCAATGAAGATGAACGGCATTACGACGCCTTACGGTTGTCCATCCACCAGTCAACGAGTGTCTTGATCTGGCGGTCGGTGTAGCCCTTGGTGCGCATCCGGTTGACGAAGTCGTCGTGCTTCTGCTGCTCCTCCTTCGAGCCCTTTGGAGAGAACGAGACGATCGGCATGATGTCCTGGGTGGCCGTGAACATCTTCTTCTCGATGACGACCTTGATCTTCTCGTACTCGTTCCACTTCGGCATCTTGCCGTTCTCACGGGCGCGGTAGCGCAGCACGTAGTGCACGATGTCGTTGCGGAAGTCCTTCGGGTTGACGATGCCGGCCGGCTTCTCAATGTCCTCCAGCTTGGCGTTCAGGTTCTCGCGGTTGAGCAGCGTGTGCGTCTCGGGGTCGCGGACCGTTGACTCGTCCAGCCACGCCTCGGCGAAGAGGCAGTAGCGCTCGAACATCGTCTGACCGAACTCGCTGTACGACTCGAGGTAGGCGACGCGCAGCTCCTTCTCAATGAAGTCGAAGTAGCGCGGCTGCACCCATGACTTGATGAAGTCGAGGTAGGTCTCACGCTGCTCATCAGGCAGGTGCTCACGCTTCAGCGCCTGCTCGAGGACGTACATGAGGTCGACAGGGTTGGCCTGCACCTCCTCCGGCCGGAGGTTGAACGTCTGCGACATGATCTTGAAGCCGAAGCGCGTCGACAGGCCGGTCATTCCTTCCTCAACGCCGGCGTCCTCCTTGTACTCCTCGATGGGCTTCGCCGTCGGCATCGTGTCCTTGACGTTCTGGCCGTCGTACACTTTCATCTTGGCGTAGATCGTGCTGTTCT